TATAGAGAAAGGATTTTTGTTCTGGGATATTAAGGATAAAGAAGATTTTACGGTAAAGTTTATCCCGCTCCATAATCCCCATGCATTCCGGACCATCCAATGGATGGGTGATGTTATTGAGACCTTAGAGCAGCTGCCTGAAGAATGGTCTGGTTCTCGATTTAGGATCGCCCATAAAGGGATAAACCAATTAGACTTTAGACAACTGCAGTCAGCATTAAAAGAACGCTTTGATGCTTGTGAGATAGTATCAAAAAATGAATCATCTTCAATGATGGGTTCAGAGGTAGAAATAACAACCTCAATTGGAAAGATTAGTAGAAATGATTTAAGAAGCTTTTCACAGCAAGATAAGCTCATGACTGACTTTATATCTAAGTCAGAGATTGATGAGAATGATCGTGATCAATTGCGCAAATTACACAAAGACATCTTTAAGAGATGCGTCCAGCAAGCTACAAGCAAGTCTCACCAATGGCGTCTTAGAAAATTAACATTTGATAATACGTTTGGATACGGCGAAGGGAACATCATTGACTTCGACGCGCTAAGTGGCATCACGGGTATCTTTGGGAAGAATCGGTCCGGGAAGTCTTCTATCCCTGGTACTCTGGTATATTCACTATTTAATTCAACCGACCGCGGCATCCTTAAAAACGTTCATGTTATTAACAACAGAAAAACATTCTGTCGTGCAACAACAGACTTCTCTGTTGGTGGAGAAATGTATAGGGCCGATAGACAAACCATCAAGCGCGTTAGCAGGAGCGGTAGTGTATCAGCACCAACGAATTTAAACCTTTTTAAGATCGATAGCTCTGGTGAAGCCATAGAAGATAACACAGAAGAACAACGAAGAGAAACAGAAAAAGTTCTTAAAACTTTAGTTGGAGGTGTCGATGATTTTCTTATGACATCATTTGCTTCCCAAGGTGAAATGAATGCATTTATTAGAGAGGGCTCTACACGAAGAAAAGCTATTCTTACTAGATTCTTAGACTTGCAGATGTTTGATGACATGCTAAAGATTGCAAAGAACGAAATGTCTGAATTACGTGGCGAAATGAAGACTGCTCCTGATAAAAATTGGAGCATCTTGATTGAGGAGCAAAAAGACTTACTGTTGGCCTTTAAAGATGAAAAGCAAGAGATTGAAGACGAACTTCAGGAATTAAGAGAAAAACGAGATGATCTTAAAATAAAGCTAGCAGCCCTTCCTTCTGCTGGGAAGTATACAAAAAAGCAAATCTCAGCGCAAGTAAAGAAGCTGAGCACCCTTGAAGCTCGTTCTCTTAAGCTCGAGCAAAAGATTATAAACCTATCTACTGGCCGTGATGTGGTCTCAAAGCGACTTGAGAAGATAGACATCATAAAGAATCAATTCCCTATTGATAAGATAAGAGAACAATCAACACTAAAGAATGAGTTAAAGAGCCAATGTGAACTTGTTGATGCTGGTCTTAATTTAGAAATACAGAAGTTAAATTCAAAGAAAAAGCTGGCAAAGAAACTTGATAGCGTTCCATGTGGAGATGAGTTTCCAAAGTGTCCTTATATTAAGGATGCACATAAAAGTTCACGAGAATTAGATGGACAGAAAGATATCGTTTCAAATATTAGAAAAGAGCTTCGTGCAATTAAATCAAACTTTGATGTGCTCATCGCCGCCGGTATAGATGAAAAACTAGAAAAATATGAAGAGATACTAAAGCAAGAGCAAGCATTAAAGCTTGAAAATTCTGAAATGAAACTGCAGATGAAAGAGCTTGAGTCATTGCACCAGGGTGTCGAAACGTCGCTGTCATCGGGTAAGGAGTCGCTGCGTGATATGCGATTAAGATCCGTCGATGATGAAAAAGATTCAGAAGTTGTAAAGATGCAAAATGATTTATCAGAAATTGAAAGTCGTGTATCTGAGCTAGATGGAAATCGACTTTATTTGGCAGAGCAAATAAGCGTAACAAGACAAAGCTGTAAAAACTTTGATGAGGAAAGAGAGCGCTTTGGTGCAATTAAATCGAGATGGGAAATGTATAGCACATTTACACAGGCCGTAGACAAAAAGGGGATCCCATTAACAATTCTATCCCTGCAGCTACCTCAGATAAATTCTGAATTAACAAAAATACTCCAGGGTGTTGTTAATTTTGATCTTTCTTTAGAGGCGGATGCTGATTCTAACAATATGGACATCTTCATAGACTATGGCGATTCAAAAAGAATCATTGAGTGTGGCTCTGGAATGGAAAAAATGATAGCGTCCTTGGCTCTTCGTGTGGCGTTGATAAACATTTGTAACGCACCTCGAAGTGATGTGCTTATAATCGATGAGGGCTTCGGTGCTTTGGATGATAAGAATATTGAGGCATGTTCTCGTTTATTAATATCTCTTAAGAAGTATTTTACTAATATATTGATTATCTCTCATGTTGATGCTGTAAAAGATATTGTTGATAATGTTTTAGACATTCAGAAAGTAGGGAAAGATGCAAAAGTCACATATTCAGAAGCATGATTTCTTTGTTCCGCTTGATTGTCCAATATGCGATTTAATGATGAGGGACATGAAGGACTCTGTGCAATACTTAGAAGCTAAGTGCTGCATTCAGTGCTGGATATCATTCACAGAACCTTTGAAAAAGCTCAAAGGAGATGATGGTTATTTGCCAACAGAACAAGATATTTCGAGCTATAAAGAAAAGTTAGCTCAAATTGAAATAATTAAAGATTAGGAGTTTTAAGAACATGTTAACATTAGAAGAAGTCAGAGCGCTCGGAGAATGCTTAAACGCGACATGGGGTAGGTCAAGTAGCAACATGAAGGTGACACATCATCTGGAGGGTGACCGTCTAGATTTACAAATGCAGTCTATCGTTCACTTTGATGGCTCGCGTTCATTAAACCCACAAGTTGCTAGAGAGCGAGAAATTGCAAATTCAATTTTTACTGATGCTCTAAAGAAAGTGAAAGCTAACTTTAAAGAAACAGTAGGCAGAGCGCTAACTGCTAAAGAGATATCTCGTGATGATGATGTCGAATTGATTCAGGCAACGTCGAATAGCCCAAGAAAGATTGCTTATTATCGATGTATGCTAAGATTACAAGTTAGCTGAGAGGTTTTATGCCCCCTCTGAATAAACAAAAACAGGTTGCAGAAATTGTTAAGTGTGGAAAAGATCCCACTTATTTTATCAACCGGTATGTTCAAATTCAGCATCCGATACGTGGCCGGATTCCATTTCATACTTTTCCATTTCAAGATGATTGTCTCCAGCACTTTAACGACCATCGTTATAATGTAGTCGTAAAGTCTAGACAGCTTGGTCTTTCAACGCTATCTGCAGCATATGCAGTGTGGATGGCTCTTTTTCGAAAAGATAAGACGATTCTTGTTATTGCAACAAAGCTTGCTGTTGCTCAGAACTTTATTAAGAAAGTAAAGATTGCACTTTCTGGTATTCCAAAGTGGATGTGGATTACTGAGATCACTGCAAAAAATACTCAAGCTATAGAATTCTCAAACGGCTCAGCGATCAAGGCAGTCCCAACATCAGATGATGCAGGTCGTTCAGAGGCGCTAAGTTTGTTGATCGTTGATGAAGCTGCCTTTATTAGGAACTTTGATGAGCTCTGGAAAGGGCTCTATCCTACCTTGTCGACTGGTGGCCGAGCTATAATCGTTAGCACGCCGAATGGCACGGGTGGGCAGTACTATGACATCTATCACAACGCTGTAAGCGGTGAAAATGAATTTAATCCAATAAAGCTCCCATGGGATGTTCATCCAGAAAGAGGGGAAGAATGGTTCGCGAATGAGGCTAAGAATCTAAATAAGCAGCAAATTGCTCAAGAGCTTTTATGCGATTTCCAGGCATCTGGAGAAACGTTTCTTGCGACAGATGATATAGCAAAACTGCGTATGCAAGTAAAGCAACCTCTGGAGAAGTGGGGTCCTTCAAACGCTGTGTGGGTCTGGAAATATGTTGTGAATGATCATGAATATGTTATCTCCGCCGATGTGGCCCGCGGTGATGGAGCTGATTATTCTACATTTCATGTTATAGACACAACAGACTCAGAGGTAGTTGCAGAGTTTAAGGGAAAGGTTCCCCCTGACCAGTTAGCCTTTTTGTTGGTAGAGGCCTCAAGAAGATATTCTGAGGCAATAATATGCCCAGAAAATAACACATACGGTTACGCTGTCTTAATGAAGCTAAAAGAGCTCGGCTGCCGGCACATCTACTTTAAGAAAGAAAAAGATAAGTTTAACGCTCTCTATGGTGACGGATCCATCGGTAAGGCTGGCTTTGCCACGCAAGGGAACAGTCGACCCCAGATCTTAACAAAGCTAGAGGAAGTTATAAGAAATAATAAGATCTCTATATACTCTTCTAGACTAGTCGATGAGCTTAAAACATTCGTTTGGACCAATAATAAAGCCCAAGCGCAACGTGGTAAAAATGATGACCTCGTAATATCTCTTGCTATTGGCGTCTGGCTTTATGATGCAAAAGAAAAAAAGCAGGTAAAGGGATTAGATATGAATTCCGCTATGCTAGCCGGGTTTGCAATAAATAATACAAAAAAGGCTATCCATAAGGACATGTCCCCCTTTAATCAGCAGGTAGGTATACTTACAGCAAGAGGGATGCCTGTCTCTATGGACGAAGGCCACCCGGCGTTGTCCGGGTCAGCAGATTTTAAGTGGCTTCTGTAACCTTTATAATGGTTGGTGAGGGATTAAATGGCAGGTAAAGGAAATATATTTCAAAGATTGACGCAACTTTTTCGTTCTGGACCAGTCGTAAAAAGAAGAGTCCGACAAAACGTTCCAGGTCTTTCGTCATCAGCGGCAGAAGTTTTTAAGCGATCGCATAATGACGTTTATAATAACACGCTAAGCGCTTATGGCTCATTTGACAGAATGTCTCGATACTCTGATTTTGCAGAGATGGAGTCTACTCCAGAAATTGCGTCTGCTCTTGATATCTACGCTGAAGAAACTGTGAGTCCGGATGAGCATGGTAAGGTCCTGCATATCTTTTGTGAAGATGAGCTTAAGAAAGACCTATTAGAGACGTTGTTTTACGATACGTTGAACGTTGAGTTTAATCTTGTGATGTGGGTTAGAAACCTCTGTAAATACGGAGACTTTTTCCTTTTCAACGACGTTGATCCTAAGTACGGAATTACAAATGCATATCCTATTCCCATTTCCGAAATGGAAAGAGAAGAAGGGTTTGATCCTGATAACCCAGGCGCAGTACGTTTCAGGTGGATCACCCAAGGTAATACAGTATTAGAGAATTGGCAAATATCGCACTTTAGACTCCTGGGTAATGATGCATTCTTACCATACGGATCTTCAGTACTGGAGTCTGCTAGAAGAATTTGGCGCCAACTTATTTTAATCGAAGATGCGATGCTAGTCTATCGAGTGATCAGAGCACCAGAGCGTCGTGTGTTCTATATTGATGTTGGGAACGTTGCCCCTGAAGACGTCGCAGATTATCTTGAGCAAGCCACAACTACATTAAAAAGAGCTCCGGTTGTTGATAGGTCAAATGGAAAAGTAGATTTACGCTATAACCCGCTTTCAGTTGATGAAGACTATTTTATTCCAGTCCGCGGCGGGGATTCTGGTACTAAGATTGACACCCTGGCCGGCGGCCAGAATACCGCAGCTATTGAAGATGTCGAGTATATTCAGAAAAAGCTTTTTGCTGCCCTTAAAATTCCAAAGGCTTATCTTGGGTATGATGAAGATATTGGCGCCAAGGCGACATTGGCGCAGGAAGATATTAGGTTTAGTAGAACAATTCAGAGAATACAAAAAACAGTCGTCGCTGAATTAAACAAGATCGCCATGATCCACTTGTACGTTCATGGTTATGATGCTGAAGATCTTATTGATTTTGAATTGAAGCTTTCTAATCCTTCATCTGTCGCCCA